TATTAAACGTGGTCAGACAGGTAAACATTTCAAAGAGATCAACACTTACCTAGCTAACATAGAAGATGATGTTCTAGCTGTTATTGCTTGTAAACTTACTTTCGATAATGTATTTGGTAAAAGACCTAACAGTAATTATGTAGTTAATGTAGCAGAATCTATTGGTAAAGCTATAGAATGTGAGGCAAAGATGCGTCATTATGAATCTAAAGCACCAGGATTATTACATACATTAAAGGAAAATTACTGGCATAAATCATGTGGAACACAACAAAAAGTTGTGATAATACAAACCTTAATGAATCGTTACGGTATTGAAGCATGGAACTCATGGACTACGACAAATAAAATTAAATTAGGTGGATGGTTATTAGATTGTATTATGGAATCAAGTGGTTGGTTCTTTAGAGGAACTAAACGACAAGGACATAAAACAATTATGGTGGTATACCCAACACCTGATTTCCTAACTATCAAGGACGATGTAATTGCAAAGTGTGAGATGTATTCCCCACTTTCTTTACCAATGTTAATTGAACCTAATGATTGGAGTAATGAGAATCCCGGTGGATATCTTCTAAATGAAGTGAGGCGAGGTAATCCTATGGTTCGTTCAGGTTTTGAGCATGGACTTATACAGGGAGAGAAACCTATTGAATTCTTAAACAAGATTCAGAAGGTTGCTTATCGCTTAAACCCATTCACAGTCAAGGTTTCAGAGTATTTAGAAAGTAAAGGTATTAGTATAGGTAAGTTTATTCCTGTTATTGATCTACCTTTCCCTCCTAAACCTGTTGATATAGAGGAAAATAAAGAAGCTCGTAAAGCTTATAGAAGGGCTGCTGCTGAGGTAATGAATAAGAATGCTGGTGCATTTAGACGTTCATGCCGTACTAGAATGGTTATGGATATAGTTAAGAGATTCAAGGATAAAGAAAGGTATTACTTACCGTGGTCTTTTGATTACCGTGGTAGAACCTACCCTATCCCCTCATTCTTAACACCTCAGGATACAGATTGGTCTAAGTCATTGATAAGATTTGCTGATGAAGCACCAATGACAGAGAAAGCAGAAGAATGGTTAGCATTTCAAATTGCTACAACTTACGGTCTTGATAAAGATACATGGTATGATAGACAAGTTTGGGTTAAGAATAACCTAAGTCTAATATCTAAAATAGCTCAAGATCCTATAGATAGTCTTCCTGATTGGGAAGTTGCAGACGAACCGTTTCAATTCTTAGCTGCTTGCGATGAGTACTACCACTGTGTTATACTCAAGGACCGCAAGACTACAGGGCTATGTGTAGCAACTGACGCTACATGTAGTGGTCTTCAGATTCTAGCTGGATTAGCTAGGGACAAGCGGACAGCACAACTCGTCAATGTGTTGCCTTCTGATAGACCACAAGACGCGTATCAGGTTATAGCTGAGTGTGCTAAACCTAATATACCACATAAGCTACACTCTGTATGGGATAGGAAGTCGGTCAAAAGAACCGTCATGACTATTCCTTACAATGCCAAACCTTTCTCTAATCGCTCATACATACGTGAAGCTTTAAAGGAGAAGGGAATAGAAATAGATAAAGACGAATTAACTACAGTTGTTAATGCTGTCAGGGATGCTATGAATAAAGAATTCCCTGGACCAATGGCTGTAATGAAATGGATAGAAAAGGAAGTAACAAGGAAGATTAGTAAGGATGCGGTATTGCTAGAAAAGAAAGCAATTACCTCAGTTTATTTAGATTGGTTAACTAATCATTGTTTTCGAATCGTACAACACTTACAAAAACGTGGTACTAAAACTGTACAGTTACATCTATTAGGTAAATGCCAAATAGAAGTAGCATATAACAAGAAAGAACCATGCCTTAATAAACACAAAGCTGCTACAGCTCCTAATTTTATTCACAGTCTAGATGCTAATTTGCTCCATTATAGTGCACTACAATTCAAAGCACCTATAGCTTTAATACATGATAGTGTTCTATGTAGAGCAACAGATATGACTATGCTATCTTGTATAGTTAGAGAGAATTACGCAAAACTATTTAGTAAAAACATTTTAAAAGACTTTGCACTAGCAATAGAGGCAGAGACTGAACCACCGATCATAGGAGACTTAGAACCCTCCGAAGTGATTGACTCAACTTATTTTTTCTGTTAATGGCTAGAACCATACATACAACTGACAAACCAGTAACACTAGAAGGATTCCAAGCAGTACTAGCTCCTAGTAAGTTTGGCTATTCCTTATCGGCTATAGTTGATACTAAGACTATCGACAAGCTAGAAAATGAAAGGTCTGAAGTCCTTAAGTGGGCTGAGTCCAAGCTCAAGAACCCTAAGCGTAGTACTCTCAAGCCAGAACCTTGGGAAGAAGTTAGTGAAGGACAATATAAAATAAAGTTCTCGTGGTCAGAAGATAAACGACCACCTGTAGTAGACACAGAAGGAGTACCTGTAACAGATGTTAAAACACCATTATATGCAGGGTCTACGGTCAAGCTGGGTTTCTATCAGAAGCCTTATATCCTCCGAGATGGAGTTACCTATGGTAGTTCTCTTAAGTTGGTTGGTGTACAGGTTGTCTCAGTAAAAGGTGAGGCTGGCGTTGACACTGGTGACTTAGATGCTGATGCGGTAGCTGAATTATTCGGTACTACATCAGGCTTTAAGACTGGTGATCCTAACGTAACACCTACCACCAATGACGAAGAAGAAGACTTCTAAAGAAGAATCACTTGAATGGGCACAACAAGCCTATGATAAGTTAAAGAATAAGAAACCTATTAAATTTAGATCTGGTCTTGAAGAGAAGGTCGCTGATCTTCTTGAAGGACTAGGTGTATCATATCAATATGAATCTGAACGAGTTCCTTATACTATACAACATAATTACACTCCTGACTTTGCTCTCCCTAATCATGTACTACTTGAAACTAAAGGGTATTGGGACGCAGCAGACAGACGTAAAATCTTGGCAGTTAAAAAGGATAACCCGTACTTGGATTTAAGAATGGTGTTTCAATCTCCATTCAATAAGATAAGTAAAAAAAGCAAGACGACGTATGCTAAATGGTGTGACAAACATGACATCCCATGGACTGCATACCATAATATTCCACTCGAATGGTTGATCTAACCAACGAATTCGTAAGGCACATGCCTTGCAGTAATTGTGGCTCATCAGATGGGAATTCTCTCTACTCTGATGGCCATACTTACTGCTTCGTCTGTCACGAAAGAACAGGCGACAATGATGTTATTCACAGTCAAAGAATGACTAAAACTGTACACCTCACTGGCTCAGCCGAACGGTTGCATAAAAGAAATATATCTGAGAAGACTAATCAGTTCTTCCAAATCTACAGGGACGGAGACGTGTTACGGTTTCCTTACTATGATGAATCAGGTATATTATTAGGTGTTAAAACCAAAACAAAGAAGAAAGATTTCCGCTATGAAGGAGTTTCCACTGATACCTTATTCGCTCAGCATAGGTTTCCTAGTACTGGTAAACGTATTGTTGTTACTGAAGGTGAACTAGATGCAGCATCGTGTTATGAAGCTATGCCAGGATGGCCTATGGTTTCCTTACCACATGGTGCTGCTAGTGCGAAGAAGGATATACAAAAGCAAATCCCACTGTTCCAAGGTTATGAAGAGATTGTATTATTCTTCGATGGAGATGACGCAGGGCGTAAGGCGGCTGAAGAGGCGGCATCAGTATTACCTCCTGGCAAGGTATCCATCGCTCGCCTTGAAGGCTTTAAAGACCCCTCAGAGGCGTTACAAGCTAACGATGCTGAAGCGATTCGAAAGGCTATATGGGACGCTAAACCCTTTAGACCTGATGGCATCGTCGATGGCAAATCGCTACTCACGACAGTTACGAAACCGCAACCACCATTTGACCATGAATACCCCTTCCAAGGACTTAACAAGAAGCTACACGGGATCAGGTACGGAGAACTTACTACATTTACTGCTGGCACTGGGGCAGGAAAGACCAGCATCATGCGTCACATCGCAACTGACTTACTCATCAAAGGGGAAACAGTTGGTATCTTGGAGCTTGAAGCAAGTAATAGAAGAACAGCACTTGGATTGATGTCCACAGCTGTTGGTAAAAACCTAGCACTAGGAGAACACACTGAAGATGAACTTACAGAAGCTTTCAATAATTCCATTGCTAATTGGAATCTTTATATGTTTGATGGGTTCGGAAGTTTTGATCCCGACCTTATCTACAATCGCATTGAGTATATGGCTACGGGATTGGAATGTAAGATTATATTCCTAGATCATTTGTCTATATTACTTAGTGGTCTATCAGGTGATGAGCGTAGGATGATTGATTCTACAATGACAAAATTAAGATCACTGGTAGAACGTACAGGTATAGCTTTATTTTTAGTATCACATTTACGGAGAAGTAATAATGACAGTAATGCGCACGAAGAAGGAGGGAGAGTATCACTCTCACAACTTAGAGGATCTCATTCGATTGCTCAGATCAGCGATAATCTCGTTGGGCTCGAAGTCGATCAGCAGGGCGAAGGAGGAAGAAGTCCTACA